ATGATTGTGAGTAAAACTGTGAACTTTTTTTTGATTATCACCACTCTCCCTTACTTAAATGATTCTTTGATAAAATCATACCGTTTTTCATCAAAAAAACGTATCTATCAAGTGTATAGGTCATGTAGAATAAATCTATATACTGTAGAATCGAAAGGAGAAGAAGATGAACATCGGAGAAAAAATACGAACTTACCGCAGAAATTGTAACCTTACGCAAAAAGAATTAGGCGAAAAAATTGGTGTTTCCGATAAAACGATTTCTAGTTGGGAAAATTCTCGTACAATGCCAGATCTTGAAATGCTGTCACTTTTACATCAGACTTTAGGTCTGCCGATTGATTTTCCTTCTATTGAATCAGCTACCGAATCAATAGAACCAACATTGCCAGACGAACCTCTTGTTATCAAGAAATCTTATTCATCAAAACAACCCTTCTCACTCAAAAAGACACTATCTTTCTTTCTGCTCGTCTTTTGTTTGGTCTATCTTTTTCTTATCAATTATCAATACAAAAATGAAACGATTGATCGATTCAATCCTTTTTTGAAACCACAAATCGGCTATACCACACTCCCTGTAGGATACGTGGACAATTCCATCGAACATTGGGTATGTAATGATATCTTTGGCCATGGTACATGGCTGTCTTTTCACGCTGGAGAGGTAGAAAAAGAGAAAAACCATGCTGTAATCAAACACAAAGGAAAACACGTCATGAACGTTCGCCTGCTCACTTGGGAAGCCATTCCCTCAGATTACCAAGAAATCCTCAGCCAAGACTATGACGACGCCTTAAAAAGAACCCCTCAGGAGCCAGATAGGCATTAAGTAGGAGATGAACGTAGAGATAGAACAATGCACATGATCTTATCAAAAAAAACAAGGGTACAAATTAATTGAAAAAGCTTTGAGATGAAAGTTCCTAAATAAAAAAGTTCAGAATGATAGGTATTTCTGGCTTATAGTATAATATTTACGCCACAGCCTCCCAATGATTCTTTTTGGAATCATAATCAAGGATGGACATTCACAAAAATATTTTGCTCATTCGATCCGAATAGATTAACGACCAATCTAGTAAGTAATATAGATTGGTACGTAGTCAAGCTGCACATAATTTAGATCAATTTTAGTTCTTTTTTATATTTCTATGATCTGCTCATTTACTTTTATATGATGGCTTACAGTAACATAAATAAATATGATAATCGCTGGTAGTTTATCCAAGAGTACTCAATAAAATACAAAATGGATTGTTCAAGCGCCTATCATAATGATAAAATGAAACAAATAAACGATACAAGGAGGAAGAGACTTTGAGTAATGGCGAACAATTTTTTCATTGTAAAAATTGTTCAGTTGTTAATCTATGGGATTTCGGTAGCATGGGCATTTTTTTATAGAGGAATCACACCAAACTGGCCGTTTTATCTCTTGTTAGTGGGAATATTAGTAGGAAATTTTGCCCCTCTTCACTATCGTACGAACTTTTTTCAACTGATTCTGGCCTTTTTCTTAAAACAAAGACGCGAAAATTAGAAAACATTATTGAAATGACAATTACCTGTATAATCATTTTCTTAGTTATATTCCTAAACGTCTTCTAATAAGAATCTCTTAAAATTAGCTTGTTACAGTTAGTTACCTAGTTTATATAACACAGTTATCTTATCTTCCTTATCAACATCTTTTGCCAACTCTTTGTCTTAAATTCGAAACATATAAGCAGAGCTACGAACACCAAGACTGTTTCGGCTCTGTTTTTTGCATCAAATTCACTCTTATATAGCTGATAATCTCGGCTCTTTAAAAGAAATTATTTTCGCTTCATTTTATTATAAAAAGGCTAGGAACCTGGTAACATCAAGGTTCCTAGCCTTTATTTAAGTATTACCCCACAGACCCTTCCATTTAACGATTTTCTATCTAAATACGCACAAATACTGTTATATCAATAAAAAATCTCTAAAAGTTATCTTCTAAAATTCGTATATTCTCAACTATTTTTACAAATAGATAGTTTTTAGATAGCTTTTTTAGCTGGGGGCAACATTAAAATAACTTTTACAATTGGAACAAACCTTATTTCCCTGACGAGTCATAGATCTACTTGAATTTGTCAAATGAACTAATTGACGATTTGAATCCCAACATTTTACACAATACGGTTCTTTGTCATTTTGTAAAAAGTAAGCGTCATTTTTAAAGGTTAATTGATGTGAAATTTCATCCAATCTTTCAATTTCCTCTAGTTTCAATCTTAACTCTCTGTTTTCGTCTAATATAGCATAGGCTTGTTGTTGTAATTCCATAAGCATTCCAACTGCTTCTGCATTGTTGACACCAATAAGAATCTCTTTTAATGGAGATATATTATCTAAAACTCCCATTCTAACACTCCTTTTTTATTTCATTATACCAAAAAACACGCCCGTGTTGGACGTGTTACTTTAGAAGAAAAATTCAAAGCACATATTCATTTTGAAGAAGGCATGGATAACTCACATACTTTCTTTTTTTGAACGTTCATTATATTGCTTTTCCTAGTCCGCTATGTTTGCAACCATATCTACAATTTTCAGTCTAGCAATATATTCGGAAGGCTATTCCTCGTAAACTCTAGGTAGCTACTCCCTTCATTTACTAATTTAATTATATCAAAAATCACAATCGTTTACAATTGTAGTCACTGGTATTTCCCCCGTAATTGTTGAATCATACTTGTTACATAAACGGGTATATGATCCGCAATTGCTTCCCCTCGATTTAGATACCAGTATTGCGTTAAAAGCAAGGTAGCGTTAATAAATAGCTCATCTTCTTTGAAGTCCTCACTTTCACTATTTACCGCATTTCCCACATATTCTTGGCTAGCTGAATCTAAACTCGTAAGTAAGCTATCATCATCTGTATACGGAATACGCAAACTCTGTTTAATCATTTCCAATCTATTTGACATAAGCTAAACTCAACTCCATTCTTTCGTTAGGCATATCTGTATATACTCGTTCAATTTTATACGTAAGTTCGCCAATTTTTATACGATATTCTGAACGATCCAACAAAAGTAACGGTTCGTATCGAAAACCAATTTTTCTAACAACATTTGATTTTTCTTGTGCAGATATAAACTGTTCATTTGCGGTGATTCCTAATTCACTATGAAAAATATCACGTACCTTTATCCACTTGGTTACTGGACGATCATTTTCATCTATTGTTTCTTCTAGGTGCATTAATTCCGCCTTATAACGGTCGTCTGATAATCTTTTCATTTGTTCCTCCTATAAATAAAGGGTAGCGGAATTTACCGCCACCCTGTTTGTTTATTCGCCTGTTGCTGGTGTAAATTCAATATAAACAGAAGCTGTTTCATCAATTTTTTTGTAATCATTGCGAACAATTACTGCCAAACCTTGCGAATAGTAGTCGAATTTTTCCCATTGCGTTGTAATCTGATTGCGACGTGCTACAAAAACTGATTGTGCTAAGTCACCCATAATCATCGGGAACGTACCAGCTTTTGGATTGGCAAACAAGCTATCACTAATCAGCACGACTGGCATTCCAAACAATGATTTTCCACTTGGAGCGGTAACATCTGGTTGTAGCAAGTAACGTCCGTCTGAATCTTTGAGTGTATCTAAATGGTTATATCCGCTTTGGTTCAAAATCACCATTTTATCTAAAGCTGGATCAAGTACCACATTATGAATTTGTTTTAAGTCGTCTAATGTAGCAACTGTTTTCTTCGTGAAGGTTTTTAACAAGTCTACGATATGCTTGTTATCGGTATTTTCAACAAGTTTCGTTAATTGGTCTTTGACCTCTTGAACAATATTGACTTCTGAATCTTCTACCACTTCGTTAGATAAGGCAATCTTACCAGCACGAGTTTCTACTTTATAATCAACCTGTGTGAACATATCAGCGTCAATATCGCCAATTTCTGCTAGTTCCGCTTTAGTTGCTAACACCGCTTGTTGGTTCGTTGCCACTGGATATTTTCCTTGTCCATTTGATACGGTTTTGACTGTAGCATATTGCGCCAAGTTGTAAGTGGAACGTTTTAAATCGAACACTTCTCCAATTACTTCTTCTGGAACAACTGCCGCTGCATTTACAGTTGTGATTCCGTCACGTTCTTCACCTTGAGATCGAATGTAGCTCTCATATCCTCGGATTTCTGAATTTTCATTGTCAATTAAAGTTTTTGTCATGTTTTCTTTCCCCTTTTGTGCCTTAGACGTTGATTCTAAGGCTTTTTTATTTGTTTTAGTTGTATTGTTGTTCATAAACGCCTCATAAGAGCGCTTATTTACTTGAACATTGGTGCTATCGTAAGCTGGAATCGTTACAATAGATATTTCATTTAATGATTTCACACTTTCAATACTACGGGTGATTGTGCCATCTTCTGATTTATCAAAAGAATCAATCCCTAGCACAAAACCAAAACTCATGGAATCAATGACGCCTTTTGCGATATTTTCGTAAACATCATTAGAATAGCTTGTATCCGTTAATTCTGCTTCAAAGTGAAGCCCCACTTTGTCAACCTCAAGTTTTAATGTACCAGCTTTTGTACTTGCTAAAGGTTTTGAATAGTCATGGCCATAAAGCAAGAATACATTGGATAAATCAACTTCTTTCAATGCTTCGGGTGTAATGACTTCTACAAAACCACCTAAATCTTTTGAAGGTTGCCCAAACTTTAGCGCATAACCTGAAACAGTTTTTGTTTCTTTAGGTGTTTCTTCTTCCCCTTTTTTTGATTCTTTTTCTTTAGAATCTGCCGATAGTTCTGCTTGTTCCGTTAATCGTTTTTCTTTTTCTTCATTCTCCATCTGTTTGAATGGCTCCTTCCTGTTGCTGTAATTGGTAACGTTCCAGCATATCAAGATACGTGTAATTTAAACTTGCCATAAGTCGATCCCCACCATCTACTGGTGAATAACCTAGCTTTGCACGTCCTTCATTGATCGTAAGCAGTGAACCTTGTACCTGTTTGAGTGTTGTTTCTGCCATAGTCAGCGGATCAGTTTCCATGAATCGCTCTGTATTGAAACGAACACTTAACTTTTCACCATCAATCAATTTATTCTTAATCTCCGCTACAAAACAAGCAAAGTAATGACTTAAGGTATTTTGCAAATAAATTAGATTGGATTGTGCCACACTTGAATGGGCGTTTTCTACTTCCAAGCGGTCGGACGGAATCCCAAAACATTTACTAATTTGTTTGGTGTTCCAATCGTTAGAATTAATCAATTTCAATACGCTTGTATCAACTTCTAACTTCTTATAGTCCATTGTGTCATCTAAAACAATCGTTCGTACTGCATTATCGCCACTATCTGATCCGTTTGCTTCTTCAAATTTTTCTCGAATTGCTTTTTTCGCTTTAGAATCTAAATCTGATTTCTTAACTGTCAATATTCCACTACTATTAATTCCACGTTTGAAATAATTGAATATTGTTTTATTACCAGCGTCTTGTATTTTTAATTCATCTTTTAAGGCATAAAGCGGTGGTATGCCTACCAATCCATCTTGTGTGAAGTATTTAAAATGCAATACATCTACAGATTTTAATTTTCGTTTTGGTTTGCTTTGCACGCCTACTTCATAGCTTAATGTGCCATTGTCTAACTGCTTCACGTTCATTTCACTGTTAGCAATGATTTCTAGCTGAATAGGTTTTCCTTCATCTGAACGGATAATCTCCGCAAAGCTGTTGCCATTTAACAGCATATTGACTGCCAAACAGAATTTGAAGTGCCACCCGTCCATTCGGTCGTTAGGCTTTCCGTTAAACAAAGTAACTAACTTATTTTCTTTCGTTGGTAGACCATCTTTGACGAGTTGCAACGGACTTGAAGCAATATCTGAAGCTAGAATCTTAATCGCTGTGAATACATCACTGTTCCGTAATGCTTTGATACTTACAAAATTATTTCCATCAGCGGTTGTAATTTCCACCACATGATCTAAAAATGGATCACCTGTCGTGCTTGATATGCTCTTTCCTTTAAAAAATGCCATTTTTACCCTCCTTCCTGTTGTTTATTTAATATGACCGCTATTCCTATAAGCACAATGCCCAGCGCTAACAATCCCCAAAAGAAGTTTGTTAGAAAAGTAATAGCAACGATCACACACATCAAACCAAGTAACAAAAGAATGGTGTGGCAGTTCCTAGAAAGAAAATTCTTCACTGGTATAAAATTCATTGTCTGCCTTACTCCCTTCTTTTTCTGTGTAATAGTCCATTGCAAATACATAAGCATTCATCAAAGCAGCGATTGGATCAATTTTATTAGAATTTTTTGCCTTATCTATTTGTAGCCCGTTATTATCTTCTTTCGTAATAGCGTTATTGACCGCATGAGTGAGGATTTTATTTTTCCTGTGAACGATATTTCCCTCATACACTTGTTGTCTAAACGTTCTTGTAGGTACGTTTAAAGTCAATGTTCCTTGTCGTACTTCAAACATTGGATAGTTGGCTTTTTCTGCTTTAGAAATTAAACTGTTGGCATTGTACGGGTCGTAACAAATTCCCATACATTCAAGGTCATTCAATTCAATTAATTCTTGGATAAAATCAAAAACTTGGTCGTAGTCCACAATGCCACTATCCAAACGAGTAATAGAACATTCACCGATTTTTTCCAATTCTCTATAAGGCAGTCCGTCCCTTTTTTCTTTATCTTGAAGCCCGTATTTTGTAGCAATAAATGAATGAGAATCACAATATAACTTGCCATCTTCCATTGGAACAATCCAAGAAACACTAGTTAAATCATCTGTTTTAGATAAATCAATCCCGATGAAAACTGGTTTTCCTTTAATTTCTTGTGACTCAACTTCTACCGTTTGCCAATCCTCGCTAGATAGATAACTATCTTCACTGGCTTGTCGCCACATATTGAAATTTTTTACTAATACAGAATTAAGGTTATTTTGTTTCAAAGCTAAGTTCACATCATCTTGAATGGTTGGTAACATCACTTTTTTAATTTCTTCATTCTCAAAAATCGGATTGGCTTTTATCCACAAATCTTGATCGTGAATTTCTTCTGCATTGTCTAATTCCCATATCGCTATGAAGTACCTATCTGCTTCATCTTCGCCCTTTAAGATACGTTCTAATAAAAGATATTCCTCATACATTGGAACGTTTAAATCTAAACCAGCAGTACTTATCACACATAGTAATCCGTTCTTTTGCTGTGTTTGTCCTGAACGAATAACATTGTAGGTTTTTCGTGACTTTGCTTCGTGCCATTCGTCCAATATAGCAGTCGTTGGGGCGAATCCATCCAAAGTGCTGGTTTCACTTGCCAATGCCATAGCGAACGAATTAGAGGGCTTATGAATGATTTTAGAGTTCATAATTTTTAGTTGCTGACGTAAAAATTTACTTGTTTTGGTGGCACTTCGTAATGAATTGGAAAGCATATCGTAGCCTAATTTAGCTTGTTTCAAAGCGTTTGAGACAAACAACACCTGTCTACCTTCCGCTGGTTCATTCTCCATTACCAAGGCATTAGCACCCATTCCACTAGCAATATAGGTTTTCCCATTCTTACGTGATTTACTGATAAATGCTCGATTGAATCGCCTATAATTTCCTTCTTTGGTTCGCCATCCATACAAGCTACCAATAATAAACTTCTGAAAACCTAGCATATTGATTTTTTTACCATCTGTACTAGGCAACAATTCCATAAATTGTATTGCTTTTTTTGCTTGCGCTTCATCAAAGAAATAAGGAAACTCATTCGATTCTGAACGCTTCAAGTCGTTTACGTGACGTTGACAAGCTAAAATCATTTTTTTTGGCGCAATCAGTTCGCCTGACAACACTTGTTCAATATACTTATTCATTTGCCATCAAACTTTCAAATGGATCAGCAGGAGTATTTTCCTTTGATTTATTCAAAGCTAATCTTGAACGGGCTTCTAACGTCATTCCCAAAGCGCTGGCATTTGCTTTTAAATCTCTCATTGCTTGTGATTGGACTGCTACCGCTGGATTGGCTCTTTTTACACCTGTTTTTTCATTGGTAATAAATGTACCTGACTTTCGTATCTCCCCTTCGGCTGTTTTTATTCTTGAAAAAGATAAACAATACGATACTAGCAAGCCATAGTCTGTTTCCGATAAAGGATAATCTTTTTTCATTACTGGCAATAATCTTTGCCATTCACTTTTAGCGCTCGCTGGCAACCAATCAGGGGGCGTGGTGGTGGTTAATTCTTCATGTAAGAACAATGATTGTTTTGCGTCCTCACGTTGTGCTTTTTGTTCATTTGACAAGTGCATATTCACTTCATCTAATAATTTAACGGGTGTCGGCATTGTTATATTCCTCCCTCCTAACAAAAAGAGGACGTATCACCAGTAATTTCTTACTAGCAATACATCCTCGGCTTTACCGTTTAGGTGTACTAACAAATTTTTTCTTTTTTATTGGTTTCAATATCAGCAACTTTTCCATTGCGGACAACAAATTTTATTTCACCGTATCTAGGCAGTTCAACTTCTTTTTTTCGCCCGTCAGAAAAGCAAATTGTGATTTTATCTTTCATAGAATCTCCTACTTTCTTATTATACTACTATTGACTACAGTTGTAAACGAAACTAAAGAACGTTTGTTTGAGTTACTGGCTTTGACAAAGGCTTTTTATGAAAAAATGAGACCCTTCCCGTTCCCAAAGCAATTTTTTACTAGCCCCAGTTAGGCAAAGGGAGGTCATTTTGATTTTCTTTTCTGTCTTTCAACTGCTGTTTTTTGATTATGGCAAGCATGACATAAACTTTGAAGATTTTCTTCGTCTAAACGCTTTGAATAATCATCTCTTATCTCTATGATATGATCCACAACATCAGCTTTACGGACTATACCAGCTTTCAAACATTTCTCACAACATGGATTGTTTAGCCTGTATTGGTAGCTAGCATGCTTCCAAGGTTTAGACTTATAAAACCAGAAATATTTTCCACCTTGTTCTTTTCGCTGTTGATACGTTGTGGTACTTACTTTAGTTGGTCTGTGTTTATCACAATAGCTTTCATTATAATCTACTAGCGTACGGCAACCAGCTTTATTGCATAATCGCCTAGGCTTCATCTTCTAAAGCTTCCCTTAAACAATATATGGCTTCTTCAATATTAAGTATCGCTTCTTCTCTAGTTACTTCTTCTGGTAATACCTCTAGTAATTTTTCTAACATATCTAATCCATATTTATAATTTTCATAATCAACAATAATTTTTGTTTTTGGCATATCCTTTTCCTCCATTTTCATTTGCGAATATGTAGCATAATCACAAGTGTTTAAAAAGCGTTCTAACCATTGATACATAAGCGATTGAGTCCTATTTTCTAAAATCATTAAAACTGTGTATTTCTATCACAATAAATCATATCCAAAAATAAAAACTAGTGTACCCCCGATAGGAATTAGATTTTCATGGACACATTGGACACCTATTCTAAAATGCTTTTATATCAGCGTTTTAACGTCCTGTATTTTGTATTTGTATCATTTTTACGTTGGACACCTACTTGGACACTCTGCTAAGCTGTCCAACATAGTGTCCAAGTGTTTTTTGTTCAGAATTTCTTTATTTTGTTTAATAGTACTGATATAACAACGTTTGTAGTTAGCTGTCCAAACTGTCCAACGTTTTTCAACTTTCCGTTGGGGTATACTCATTTTTTTAAATGTAAATGTCTGTATCTCCATAATCGTGTACCTCTAACACTTTGCTTAACTTTGACAATACCCATCTTCTCAAGTTGCTTGCTAAACTTAGGTTGTGACAATTCCCGTAAACTTTCTTGATAACAGAATTTTTGATATTCTTCGTAAATTGTTTTAGAAGAATCACCTTCACTGGATTCCATATCAATGCTGCATTTTTCCTCAATGAACCGCAGTACATGATTAGATTCTTTCAGCCATTTATCTTTTGCTTGGTTCATTTTGTCTGATACAGTCAATTCTTTACGTTCCAATGCACCTTTGAATACATTCATACAATAGACAGCAAACACTGGTATCTCTGCTTCAATTGCCTTCAAATCATGCTTAGCTTTAAAAGCTTCATCTATGACGCAATCAAACGGAACAACGTATAGTCTACGTTCAAATCCTCGTGTGAAGTCATTAAACGCTGGTAACTCATTCGCTGAAAATATCAGTTTCGCAAAGTTCACAAACATAAAATGGTCTTTTCCTTTAAATTCAGCAGATAAACGATCTCCACCAGTAAGGGCTTTAAGTAACCCTGTTGACTTAAGAAACTCTGAATCAACATCCGCAAATAAATTGGCTTCTTTCTGAAATAGGTTCGCACTAGCAAAGCGATTCTGTTTATTCCCTAAATCTTGCAACGTCATATTACTAACATTGTCAGAACCCAGTAACTGATTAAGGATATTCAAAAAAGTAGATTTACCATTTTCTCCAGTACCTTGTAAGATAGTGATTGTTTGAAATGGCGCATAGCTTCTATAAAAGCAGTAGCCTATAATTTCCATCAAATGTTTTGCGCTATCAGAATGACCTGTTAAATCCTCTAGCCATTCAATTGTTTTTGTAGGTACTTCCTTTGTAGTTGGATCAATTGCGTAGTTATGACTTTGCAGAATGTAATCTTTCGTATCATGTGGCTTCATTTCACCAGTTTTAATATTGTAAGTGCCATTCTTAAAATTAGTTAGGTAAGGTTTGCTCCGGTTAAAAGGATTCTCTTTCATGGTAGAATCAAAAATTTTGATGAAAATAAATTTCTTCGTTTCGTACAGTTTTGATTGTGACCACTGACCCACACTTTCTAATTTTTTTGTGATATGACCATCCAAAAAATCGCTTAAACTATCCATGCGCCAAGAACCTGTTTTTGAATCAAATCTAGCGCCTTGTGATAATTCACTAGTACGGATCATTGGTATTTCCTTCATAATCTCATAGCCTAATTTTGAAGCACTGACCTTCATATTCCCCTTATCATCAAAGTATACCCAAGCTGGTAATTCCTTATTTTCCTGTTGCTTTTTCTTTTGCAACTCCATTAAATCTATTAATTCACTCAATTAGCGCCCAGCTCCTTTTTCGCTATCGAATAGAAAGTTTCCTCCACTTCTTTTTCTGATAACGGTTCTGTAAAATATTGATTGGCAACCTTAACCAGTTCAAACACTGCACCTACATCTACCGCACGAGCTAACAGACCACCAGTGATCTGGGCAATGCGATTATTGCGATTGCCTTCTTCACAACCTGTCACAATACTTTCAAATAATTCAGTTGTAGTATTCCGATAACGAGAACCGCCTTTTTTGAATTGGCTTGTATTTTTGTACAGTTTACGTGTAGCTATGCCTCCTGTGTCTTGCTTGTAATCTTTCAGCCAACGTTTTGCGGCATCTAAGCCATCAGATATGGGAAATAATTTTTCTCCGTCATGGACAATAATTTGTTCTTGCTTAGTATATTGTGTCAACACTGGTAGTAACTGTATTTGCGACCAAGTGAGGTTTGATTGATCCGCAGTGTGAATAATGCCATCCAGTATCTTATTTGAAAAGAAGTAAATCAGTAGCTTGTATTCTTGTTCATTCACTGGTTTATCCAGTGGAATAACTAATCGATAGCGTACGCCTTTTAACCCATGACTAACACTTGGATAAAGAACATAAGCAAACTTGGCTAGTTTTTGTTTGATGGCAGCTATCAAATCAGTTTCAGATACGGTCACATCATCTAAATCTAAAATTAGGCAATCTCGATTGATTAAATTTTCATTTTTTCGTATCAAGGCCTTCATTTCACCAGCTATGAACCCATCAATTACAATCGTTTTTAATTTCTTCTGTTCTTCAGGATTATCAGAAACATTGACTTGAAGCGGTACATATTCTGAAAAGAATTGAATAATACTTTTCTCTATTGGTGGTTCCATAATGGATGGTCGTACTTTACCTATATAAATCATTGTGCCACCTCTTCTAATTTTCCCATGTCCTTAGCGTGTCTATCCGCTAAACACTGAATACTTGCAATGATTGCGTTCAATTTGTTTATATCTTCTAGTTTCGTAGAATCTCCTCGTAAAAACTCATAAGACATTTCACTCAACGCTAAAATAGCATTACTTATATAACTTGAATCAGCGATTAACATATCTATATCAATATTTTTGTTCATTCTCTTCATTCCTCCATCAATATGTGTTAGAATTAGAGAAAAGAAATATAGGTAAGAAAAACCTATACAGTAGCCATTTGCTGATTCCGCCAAGAATCTTTACAGCAAAGGCTTTTTTTCTTTTCTCCATCCATAGTTTTTTTACTCCACTTCTTTTAAACTTGGAAACTGACTTTCTAGCCACGGGATCATGACCGCTAAATTTTTTCTTGCTTGTTCTTCGGTTAAATTAGCTATTTGATTTTGAAGAACAATTAGATCAGCGTAAAGTCGTGCATTCTCTTTTTCAGCTTCCTTACACTCTTTCAAAATACTTTCTGCTTCTTCTACAATTTCACGTACAGAAAAATTCTTGTACTTCTTAGGTATCCAAACTAATTTCAGCATTTCAATCCTCCAATTAGTAATTCTATTGTGACTACCACTTGACTAACCCGCTTTCCTTTTGCCCCCAGCGACTAATTAAATTTCAAATTGCGTCATCCATTCATCTACTCTTTTTCGATTACAACGCTTTGTTTGATTGATAGTAGAAACGGGAAAATCTAACTCTTTGATAAATTTAGATAAATTGGATCGCGATACTTGTAGATAATCACAAGTCGTTTCTAAGTCCATCCATTCTGGAAAAGCTCGTTTCTCAACTTCCCGTTGCAGTGTTTCCGCCCATACACGACTAGCAACTTCTGTTAATTGTTGCTCGATAGTCGGGCTTAAATCTACTTCTAACTTCATTAGCATTCACCTACTTCCTTTTAAATCATTAATTGCAGCAATAACTTTCAATCTTCGTTCTTCATTTAGTGGCGTTCTTAACCACACCGAAAAACGACTATCAGAAATTCCAATTTTATCTGCCACTTGCCAATTCTTCAATCTTTCTGTGTAAATCAGTTCTCTTAAATCTTGATTCGCTTTCATCTAATTCTCCTTTCTCGCAAAAACAATATTTGCTATATTGCTATAATATTACTTATCCAATCCGGTGTCAACAATAAAAACAATATTATTTTTATTGTTGCTATATTTGCTATTTTTTGGTACCTTATAATAAATAGACACTAATGGAGGGAAAAAGATGAGTGAAGAAATTGATTTTGAGAGTGAAGCTTGGTTACAACTCTCATTTGGAGAAGCTTTAAGAAAAATTAGATATAACGAGGAAATGACAACAACTGAATTATCAAAAAAAGCAAATATTTCGCAACCATATATTTCGCAATTAGAAAATGATGTAAGACTTCCTAGCGAAAAAATTATCCGTAAACTTTCTATTGCTTTAGCTAAGGGAAAAGATGTATTTGACGGCTTTTATGATTCTGAAAATCCTTATAGAGACAACTATTTAGATGAATTTGTTGTTGAAAAACGTACAGACCAGTTTTTTACCCTTCTATCTAAAATAAAAAAAGAGAATGCCAAATCTACTTTGGAAAATAAAAAAATTGCTTACTCTTATAATTCAAGTAAAGGGATAATTGACTTTGACAAATTCAAATTACCTTCTGATTTAATCGATTTCATTGTTAATAAAAATAATATTCCAATTGAAAATGTTCCGGAACTTTTCTCTGAAGACGAGAGTATTTTAGACGACAAAAATTTATACAAACTTGTAGAAAATTATTCTGATAAAGATGTAAAATTACTTTCGACTCGCTTGTCTGAAAATGTATTAGAACAACTTTTAATACATTATCGTTTATGTAAATTATTTGCGATTAAGAGTGATATTTCTAAACTTTCATCTGATGAACAATTCCATTATTTATCCGCTTTACGTCAAGAATATTATTACGATAAAGCTACTGAAAAAACTATTAATATTGATACTAGAGAAGATTTCTTTGACGGTGAAACAATCGTAGTGAATGGTAAGACTTTAAATGAAGATGATAAAACGTTACTTCTAAATATTATCAATAGATTAGCCGACTAACCAACCTCCACCACTTGCCCCCAGCAGTACCAGGAGGGAACAATATTGGCAAAATTTGAACAATACAAAGATAAAAACAATAAAAGAAAATGGTTATTCAGTGGATATGTTGCTACTGATCCTATTACAGAAAAGAAGATTGTCACCACTCGTAAGGGTTTTGACACCAAAGCAGAAGCAAGTCTTGAGTTTGATAAATTGAAAGCAAGCATTCTAAAAGGTTCTAAAAAGAAGCGTACAATCACTTTTCAAGAGCTGTATGACGATTGGTTGGAACAACACCGCAAAAGTGTTAAATCTTCTACAGTAGCCACCAATAGACGTTTTATTGAAGGTCATGTATTGCCAAAATTCGGCAAGTTAAAACTAGACCAAATAACCGTTTCTTTTTGTCAAAAATGTGTGAACGAATGGCACGACAAATACAAGCAATATCACTATATAAGACGTGCTACTGCTCAGGTCATGAATTATGGCGTATCTATGGAATTAATGGAAAGTAACCCCATGAAAAAGACGATTCTTCCACGCAAAAAAGAAGAAGAAAAGAAACCTAACTTTTATAGTAAAGATGAATTACACGAGTTTTTGAAATTCGTTAAAACACTTGATAACTATAAATACTATGCGTTCTTCCGTTTGCTTGCTATCACTGGCATGCGTAAATCAGAAGCGTTAGGGCTGTATATTAAAGACTTGAACATATTCAACAAGACACTAACAATCGGTAAAACGATAGCCATTGATGAATACGATCAAGTTGTTTTGCAGACGCCTAAAACAAAAAATTCATACCGCACCATCAGCCTTGATGATGAAACGATACGAATTTTACAAAAATGGTTTAGTATTCAAAAAGAAGATTACTTCAAATTTGGATTTAATACGTCAAAAGCAAAACAACTCATGTTTAGCAATATGAGTAACGATTTATATTATCCGCAAGTAGTAAACGATTGGCTTGATTGGATTTACGATAAAGCAGAAAAAGAAGGCTTAATTCTAAAAAGAATAAGTCCTCATGGTTTCCGACATACTGCTTGTTCGCTAATGTTTGAAGCTGGTGCAACGATTAATGAGGTTCAGAAGCGCTTAGGTCATAAAGACGTAAAAACAACCATGAACATTTATAGCCACGTTACACCACAACAAGCGGAAAACACCAGTCAGAAATTAGCAAACTATTTAGGTTTCTAA